TAAAAAGAATAGTAAGATCAAGGATACTGCTATTCTATCTCAATCAGTCCTCTTTTCCGAAAAGGATATGATTCCAACAGAAGTGCCAATGGTCAATGCTGCTCTATCAGGCAGCTTAGACGGTGGTATGTCACCTGGTCTTACCGTCTTGGCAGGTCCATCTAAGCACTTCAAAACATCGTTTGCTCTGCTTATGGCAGCAGCATATTTGAAGAAGTATGATGACGCAATCATACTTTTCTACGATTCTGAATTCGGTTCGCCTCAGTCGTATTTCGAAACGTTCGGAATCGATACAAGTCGAGTTCTTCATACACCTATCACAGATGTAGAACAACTTAAGTTCGATCTAGTATCTCAGCTTGATAACATCGAACGCGGTGAGCATGTCGTTGTGGTCATCGACTCTATCGGCAACCTTGCATCGAAGAAAGAGCTTGAAGATGCTTTGAACGAGAAATCAGTCGCAGATATGTCTCGGGCTAAAGCTCTCAAAGGACTGTTCCGTATGGTAACTCCATACCTTGCAATGAAGAACATTCCGCTTCTTGCCATCAACCATACGTACAAAGAGATTGGTCTATTCCCTAAAGACGTCGTTGGTGGTGGTACTGGTATCTACTATTCTGCCGATAACATCTGGATCTTGGGTCGTCGTCAGAACAAGACAGGTACCGAGATTACTGGTTATGACTTTATCATTAACGTTGAGAAATCTCGTTATGTCAAAGAAAAATCTAAGATTCCTGTATCGGTGTCATGGGAAGGTGGTATTGAGACATATTCTGGTCTTCTTGATCTTGCACTTGCAGGTGGATATGTTATCAAACCGTCAAATGGTTGGTATGCACGTGTAGACCAAGAAACTGGAGAAATCCTTGACCCCAAACGTCGTGAGAAGGATACTCTTTCAGCAAACTTCTGGGATCCAATTTTTGCCGAAACCAACTTCAGAGAGTTTGTTAAGTCATATTACACAATTGGCTACAAATCTATGATCGAAGGTGATGTACTAGAGGATGAAAATGTCGTATAATATAACCTTAGACGATTACACTTTCGCCGAAGACGGGACCTCAGACGCCTGGGCAGTCCGCCTTAAAACAAAGTATGAGGGTGTAGTCTATCATTACGGTTCGGTGCAAGCAAAGGTTGATGATGATGAAGGAAACGCCACACTGTCCTTCAAATACGCAGTTCTCGATCCAGCTGGTAACGACCTAGAAGAGCTAGAAAAATCTGAAGACTTTAACAATTATATCGGAGCTGTTCTTCAGCATATTATTGAAGATGCTTTTGGTACAGGCAATTATAGACTAGGTGAAAATGCAAGCGACAATCCAAAAAACGGTACTTCGAAACCTTCTGAATAACGAAGACTTTCTTCGTCGCGTTATTCCTTATATCAAAAAAGAGTACTTTGAGGGTACTGAACGTCTGGTATTCGATTCTGTAATTTCCTTTGTGGGTAAATATAACAAGATGCCCACAAAGGAGGCTCTTTCTATTGAAATAGGTAATAGCAATATTTCTGAAAACCGGCTTGCTGAAGTCGGTGCTATTATCGATGAAGTAACTAGACCAGAACCAGTTGACATGGAGTGGTTGCTTAGCACTACTGAGAAGTGGTGTAAGGACCGCGCCGTGTTCTTGTCAATTATGAAATCTATCGAGATCATCGATGGAAAGACTGATATGACCGAGAATGCTATTCCAGAGATCTTGCAGAACGCATTATCTGTCAGCTTTGACCAGAACATCGGTCACGACTATATTAACAACTCTGACGATCGTTTTGAGTTTTATCACCGTCAAGAATCACGGTTACCGTTTGATCTGGATTACTTCAACAAGATTACCAAGGGTGGACTACCAAGGAAAACCCTGAATATTGCTCTTGCCGGCACTGGTGTTGGTAAGTCATTGTTTATGTGCCACGTTGCGGCTTCTTCGCTTGTTCAAGCAAAGAACGTTCTTTATATCACCATGGAAATGGCCGAAGAACGCATCGCTGAACGTATTGATGCTAATCTAATGAATATGCCTATCGATCAACTTGAACACCTTGACAAGCGTGCATTTGATGATAAAATTGGTAAGATCGCTAAGAAAACTGTAGGCAAACTTATTATTAAAGAATACCCTACGGGCTCTGCGCATGCCGGCCACTTCCGTGCACTGCTAAAGGAGCTAGAACTTAAGAAGAACTTCAAACCTGATGTCATCTTTATCGATTACCTTAATATCTGTTCTTCTTCACGAATGAAAGGATTGGGCGGTGCGGTTAACACCTATTCCCTCATCAAATCAATTGCTGAAGAGCTTCGAGGACTTGCAGTTGAATTCGACGTCCCCATTATGTCAGCGACTCAGACAACTCGAGGCGGATTTGGCTCGTCTGATGTTGGACTTGAAGACACATCGGAGTCTTTTGGATTGCCTGCCACCGCCGATCTTATGTTCGCGCTCATCTCTAACGAAGAGCTCGAAGGACTCGGACAAATCATGGTCAAACAGCTCAAAAACAGATACAACGACCCGACGACCTACAGACGATTTATTGTCGGGGTTGACCGCTCTAGAATGAAGTTGTATGACGTTGAGGCTAACGCACAAAGCTTAATCGACAGTGGTTCTTCTGCACCTGTACCTCAAAAGGATAAGCTGGATTTTTCTGGTTTTAATGCGTAATGAGAAGTTGGATATTTCCTTTTTCTGCCTCATTGGCACTTCATGCCGGTGTGTTATATCTAGTAACACCTGGCAAGTCTAATGAGGTAGAGGAAATATCCCTATCGACTAAACCTTCGGTCGTGCAAGTCACTATGATATCATCTTCCACCTTTGAGAAGATGTTTGAACCTCCGGAGGTGGTAGATGAAGTTGCTAAGTTTGTTGAGCCAGAAATAGTAGAAGAGTCTGCCGATATCCCAGAGATCTTACCTGATCCTGTGGTTATTTCCAGACCACCGATTCTTCCTATTCCAAAGCCTGAAAGGCCTGTTGAACCAACTGTTGTAACTGAATCGGCGGTACCTCCTCCACCGCCACCACCTCCGGAGCCTAAGCCGGTGGCTGCACAAGCCGGTAATAGTAATACTGATAGTGCCGAGATTAGAAAGATAGATGGCGAAATAAAAGCTGATTTTGCCCGACATTTTAGATACCCGTCATCAGCAAGAAGGTCTGGTGTTGAATCAATAGTAGCAATGCAGTTTATTGTTAATCCCGATGGATCAATAACAGATATTAAGATATTGAACGATGCACCAGCGATCTTGGCACAAGCGGCGATTAGAAGTTTAATGCAGGTAAACATTATAAGTACCCCTGTGAGAGCAACAACGTTTAAACTCAACGTTAACTACAAATTACAATAAGGATTACATAATGAAAGTTCGTCTAATTGGATATACTCAACCGGTGGACATTATTGGCTTGGATGATGTACAGGATTTGATCGCGTACTGCGCCCGGGTGAGTAACCCATCTAACCAGCTGAACCAGGAGACAGCGCCAAAGCTGTTAAACTATCTCGCACAACACAAGCACTGGTCTCCGTTTGAGATGGCTTCGGCTACTATGGAAATCGAAACCACACGTGATATTGCACGTCAGATGCTTCGTCACCGCTCGTTTGCTTTCCAAGAGTTCAGTCAGCGTTATGCTGATCCGGCAATGTTTGACCAGCAGTTCGTAATTCGTGAGGCACGTCTTCAGGATCAGAAGAATCGTCAGAATTCTATTGATGTTGATGACTACCGCCTTCAGCAATATTGGCAACAAGAGCAGGAAAAAGTCATCCGAGCTGCCAAAAATGCGTATGATTGGGCTATTGAGAACGGTATCGCAAAGGAACAAGCACGAGCTGTATTGCCTGAGGGTAATACTGTTTCCCGCTTGTACATGCAAGGGTCAATTCGTTCGTGGATTCACTTTATCGAACTGCGTTCAGGAAACGGGACACAAAAAGAGCATATGGAAGTTGCTCGAGAGATTGGTAAGGCAATCGTCAAAATCTTCCCCCTTGCCGAAGCTTATATCCATAAGGAGTAATAAAATGACCAGGAA